AGGAGTGTTGTCGTAGTAGGCGCAGTTACCGCATCGTTGACGCTTGACTTCTGCTGGTGTGATTCGGAACATCTTAGCCATCTTTGCCCAGTACTCGGTATTAGGCAAACTTGGGTTCATAGCTCCTAGAGAATAGTTATCAATGGCATTCTTGGTGTTGTCAGCAATCTCTTTGGCTGTGCCAATAGTAGTTTTTGTGTCTAACAAACCTCTTGCCATAGTTATTCCCTTAAAAAGTAGGAGGTTCTCGCAACTGGACTACCTCGGAGTCCACCCTATCTCGTCAGAGGGGCTGTGATTGCTTTCTAGCGATGTACAGTCGCTGGAATAAAAGAGTAATGCAGACTCGCACTACTATAAATCGTTACGTGACTTTACCATACTAATCAATCGTGGTCAATATATCACTTTTAATGGTTTTAACTATGGTAACGTGTCTAAAAAAGAGCATAATTCGTACATATACACAATGACGTGTACATAAAACAAAGGAATCTAATCATGTGGACATCACCAGCAGCTACTGAAATGCGTTTTGGCTTTGAAGTAACTATGTACGTAATGAACAAATAGTATATAGATTGTATATACCCAGTTATGGAGTTACATTCTTCATAATGTCTTCATGGCTGGGTTCTTGAGAGTATTCAAACTCTATTAGCATCTCAATAAAATGCATCGCCTTCTTTAAGTCCTCCAGACCGTTCTTATTCCTATGCCGACAAAGGTACTTGATTGCAGTAGCCTCTAGGTACGGAATGTTATTGTAATAGCAAAACTCTGCTGGCTGTATTGCAAAGCCCTTGTAGTGATTGCCACCGTGTTGGATGTCTAGTACGCTCATTACCAATCACTCGCTGACATTGTTGAACCGCTTACGTGGTTTTTAGGTGATTTCATATTAGCCCTATCTATTGCACGTTGATTCATATATAAGCTACTTAATTTCCTGTCATCAAAATTAATTACCCTAGCACCTTCTATCGTTGGTGTATTTTCGCTAACTTTAGTTTTGTATTTCTTAGGTGACACATACTCTAATGCATCCTCGTAGCTCATTAGCTTAGTAGTGACAAAGCTGTAGTACTTACGTGTGCCGGTGTCGGTAACAACAATGCTTTTCATAAAGCCTCTAGCCATTAAGCTCTTAATTGTGTTAGACGCAGTATTCTTATCAGCATCTAATTGCTGCTTCATGTCTGTTAAAGTTTTAGGCAGTACGCAAAATTCTAGGTAGACGTTATATCTAGCAACCATCTCTTTTGCCAACCTGTCTAGCTTTGCTTCTTGTTGTGCGTATGACTCTGCTATTCTTTTATCTCTATATGCTTGCTCTGCTGCCTTGGCTTCTTCTTGTGTCTGATAATTACCAATGTGGATAATCTGACACTCTGAATCCCTAGCTGTTACTACCCATGCATCTACTTTCTTACGAAAGACAATCATATTAAACCTTTCTCAATTAATCTTAGTTGCGTTTCAATAACACCCTCTAGGTGCGATAACTTTAATTCATCTTTAGTATGGTTAGTTCTTACTCTGCCATCTATAGCATCGTGGCATCCAGAGCAGCAATACGCACCGTGTAGGTCGTTTACTTTCTGACCAGTACCGTGTCCATACCTAATGCCATTTAAATGCGCTAAAACGGTTGTTTCCGAATTGCCATTGCAGTAGCCAATAATTCTGACCGTGCAGTTCTCGCCTTTAGCTGACTGTGTGATTTTAGATGCCATAATATTCCTTAAAGTCATCTTCAAACTTAAATTGCTCTACCGTATATTTTGCGTAATCTTTTATTTCAGGACAACTACGATGTACACCTTCTGGAATTAATGAAAAATAATCTAAGTCTTGATTTTCTGTAATTAAATTATTAGATACATCAGCCCATAATGGTGGTTGTGTTGGTACAACCCATCCGTATGATTGCCTAAAGTTAGGATTTTTCATTATTCAACCTCGTTAAATACAAAGCCGATGCTTCCAGACCAAAGTTCTATATGCCGTTGGTAATCAGCCATCTCTGCCGTGGACAGTTTAGTCGTACTCTTAATGACTTCAATTGTTTCGCCATTGACTACAGACTGGCTGCGTAATAACTTCCAGCCCATCAGTTCATGCACCTTATCTGGTGACTCACCAATATACTCGCCAATTGCACCGTACAATTTCCACAATCGTGCGTTCTGCTCTAGGTTACGTGTGTGTGATTTGACTGTTACGTTACATACGTAGCCAAGCGATAAATCTAGTGCCTTAATCTTTTCAAACAAGTAAGGCAAGTTACTGCTGCTAATATTAAATGATTTAATTTCCATCTTTAAATAAATCCTTTATCTTTCTGCGTGACTCTTGAGATGTAGCCACTTTCACAGTTTCAATTTTTTCTGACTTAATTTCACCAGTAAATACTCTTACACCATCAGTTGCACGAAACTTACCTGTGAATCCGGCAGCTTTCATACGCTTAATCCATTCATTGCAGCTTATCTCAGTCACTAAACACAGCCTTTACTAAAATGTCCATGTAAGCAGGAATTGTAAACTTGCCAGACTCGTACTTAGCAATGCTATCCCTAGTCTTAAACAACTTAGTGCCAAACTCTTTCTGTGATAAACCTGTTTTACTGCGTAGTTCTTTTAACTCTGTGTGTGTCATTAATAACCCTTTCTGTCGTTGATAGAATTATTATATATCACGCTGTATAAAATATGCAACTAATCTTTAGCATTTCGTTTGGCTGCTTCCAATGTGTCGTAGTAGCCTAAGTTTTTATTGCGATGACTAAGACCATACTTGATGCCGTTAGGTGAAAAGTATTTAGCTATAGTCCATGCGCCTGAGCTAATGTGGTATTTATCTTGTTCAAGCCACTTCATGCGTATTTCTCTTTTAGTTTAAGTACAGCATCGTGCAATGTTATTCGTGAATTTGGTTCGTGCCATTGTTTTTTCCATCTGTATTTAGATACAAGCGAGTTGCCTAGGTCAATCTCGTCATGGTCTACGTGTGATGTTAAAAATACAAATGACTGCTTACCTGTTTCGTAACACATATCACATAATCGTTCTAAAGCAAGCTGCTGACCAAATGGCATTTGTGCATCTAAGTATTTTGTTTCAATAAATATGTACAGCTTATTGTTAAACTCCATAAACGCATCTAAATCCATTGGAGTTATTTTTCCAAATGTCATGTTGTCAAAATTAACAATGCTTCTCATGTGTTCACGATTGCGTATCATAATTTACACCTAGCAATTTACGTGCAGCATCTACTGACATCTCTGGAAAGTTTTGCGGAGTCTTTAATATCCGTTTAGCCCATCCATGAAAATCATCTTTTGGTTTGATTTCTTTTGCAATAAACTTGTTTAGCTTTTCAACATTTGCTTTGTTATCAGCAACACTAACTGGAGCTGGCAGCGCATGATATTCAGCTTCCCTTGGTTTGCACATCTGAACTATGTCAGCAGGTTGTGGTAGCTTGTTTGGTGTGTCTGTCCACTTATCAAATGCACGACCTACTGCGCTAAAATCATATCGTTCTAGCTTATGCCACCAGATACGCAGCATCTCTTTCTCTGGTAATGGCTTGCCGTAAATAGTAAAGACTGCGTTTACCATGTCTTTAAATGCTTTTTTGTCAGTTTCAATCATGGCAACTCCTAGAATGGTGATTCTTGTACAGGTGCTTCATCTTGCCAGCGACCTTGGTTTAAGTAAGTAGCAGGGTTAGGAATGTATTTACCATCTTCTGCTTGCCATTGTTTAGTATCTCGTTGCCAGTTAATAGCATCAATTACTTTTATTATGTCAGGGTTTGCTTTATTCCATGCTTTACGTGCAGCCTCTTTACCTACTTTCTTTGGGTACTTGTACCAGAAGTCTTCAAAATACATATCAGCCTCTTGCTGGTCAAGAGATTTACTATTCTCAACTAAACTAGACTTACCTAACCTAACCTGTGTTTCCAAAGTGGTAACATCATGTATACAGTCTGTTAACATTGTATATGACTTATTGTTTTTAATAGACAATTTCTCTTTTTCTTCACCATACATTGTAGGTTTATACCTATCTTTTTGTATCATGTTGTGAATCATCCAATGTTTGATTACACATACACCAGACTCAAAAGGAATAATGAAATTCTTAGCAAAAAGAATCTTTAGGTCATCATCAGCACTACCAATTGTGCGCTGTATTTTCTTTGCGTTATTTAAGAATCCATCGTCATCAGCTCTCATTGATAAATGGAAATATAATGCCTGTGATGATAAAGGCATATCCAAAAAAGCATCACTATCAATAATAGTTTTTGCAAACATTCTACGTTCAGCCATTTTGAAGTTCCTTTAACAATTTATATAATCCTAATACAAAGTTTTCTGCACAGGAATGATTAATAATTAATACATCTTTAGAATCAATATCAACTAAATCGTCTTTATTAAATGCTAAACATAGGTTGCCTGTATCTGATATATAACCCTCAACTTCAACTTGATGATTTACTAAATTCATAATTTTGCTCCAAAAAAAAGGGCTGTCACCTAGGTGGGTCAAGCACCTAAATAACAACCCTGATACCAGAGGCATCAATAATAACGACTTCTTGACCAAGCCATTATTGATACCACTAACAATACTCTAAACTAATCTTTCTTATCTTGCAAGTATTTTGTAATCTCTTTTTTAGCTTCATCAAATCCGTAGCAAACAACAGCTAGGTAGTTCATTGAACTAGCTGCTGCCATAAACTCTTTTTGCTTATCAGATACGCTGCCGGTCTTAGCCTTCATCTCTATCCACATACCGTGATAACCATTTTTTGGAATCATTAAGAATAAATCGCTGACTCCAGCAAGCACTCCAGACCGTTTAAGTTTAACGGCAGTAGCAATATGCCTATATTCGCCATTAGGAATTGAAAATAAGTGATACTTGTATTGTTTGTATTGCATACGATACCAATCTATCAATAAGCATTGTTCTTGGTGTTCTGATATTTTCATAATTATTTTCACTAAATGTATAAATAATGCTTGCATTGCTAATTATTGTATGCCATTATTACACATCGCAGCAAATTATGCGATTAACTTAATAGAAACGGTGAGGAGAAATAAAATGGACTATAACGCAGATTGGTACCCAGCTTGTACACTTGACCCAGACTGGCAAGACCGTGGCAATCATAATGACAATACAGAAGAGCGTA